ATTGATCTACTGATCGAAAATGGAATTGTTAGCGAGTCTGCAGTAATGACTGCAAAGAATGAGAAGTTGAATAAACTGATGACATGGTCTAGTATTTTTAAGGAAACTGTATGAACGAAGTTACAATCCATGGCGTAAGTAAGCGTCAGAAGCGTATGTTGAACATCATGTGGAATCTTGACTCGGAGGAAGATTACTTTGAGTGGTACAATTCTCTAGATGAGAATCTACAGAAAGAAGCTGAGTTGTTGCAACGTCTGATCATCATGGCAGAACTGGACAACGAAGTACTTAATACATCTGGTGCCAAGGAACTATTAAAGAAATTTGCTTTGTAAGAGGATATCGTGTATAATAAACCATTGAAACCTAGAAATCTTGTAGCAAAAGATTTGCGTACTCCGAAATACCGCATGCGTGTAGTAGAGAGTAAGGTTCAGTACATTCGACAACCAAAGCACAGAAAGGCAGACCATGGACTTGGAGTATGAGATTCATCGAGAAGGTTTAACACGAACAGTTAAAATTAAGAGTCATGCATATGATTTGATTGAGTTTACTATTCGTCAGAAACTTATTACCGAAACAGGGAAAGAATTATGCAATAGTGGTCATACATCTTTCTTTGAGACTAAAGAATTCGTTGAATTCTTTGGACCAATTATTAATGAAATGAAAGTGAGATTAGACAATGGCATTCCAAACAGTATTCAAGAATGAAAAAGAGTTTGAAGAATTTAAAACATGGACAATTGGAGTTCTCCACGATGAACACATCAAAGATCTGTGCGTTACTTTTACCAAAAAAGATGGTACCGAAAGAGCAATGCGTTGCACCCTTGTCGAAGGAAACATTCCAGCAGACAAGAAACCAACATCCGAAGCCAGCACTGCAGGTCGCAAGACTAATGGATCCGCAATGGCAGTCTTCGATACAGAAAAGTCTGAGTGGAGATCTTTCCGCTGGGATTCAGTAACTAAAGTGGAGTTTACATTATGAAATCTAGTATTTTTGTTTGGCTTGGTGTCATTCTCGTTCTTATTGTTCTTGCACCACTTGCAACAATCTGGTCACTGAACACATTGTTCCCGATTCTCAACATTCCAATGGGATTCGATACGTGGCTTGCATCCCTAATCCTAGCTGGAGTAGTGGGTGGAACAACTGGGGTTTCGTTTAAGAAATAACCCTACACTGTTGAGGGTTATTGTTTGACACTAATCGTGCTTTGAGGTATAATAAATACTTATTATGGAGGTTCCAAACCTATGAATGCAAATGCCGCAAAACGAAGAGCGAAGAACAATGCGATCCTCAACAAGATCGTTGATGAGCCAGTGCTCACAGAAGAAAATTATAATTCAGATCTTAACCATGCACTTGGCTGGTACAATATAAACTTTGACGAGAAGAAACGTCGTAAGAGTGCACTTGAATACTTTGCCAAGGCTGGACAAAAAGCTGAAGTCATTGCAATCAATCGTGCCACTGATTTTGAAGTCAGATCTCTTGGAGTAGTCTGTCGTCTTGCATCACGTGATCAACCACTTAGCGAAAAGCACCAGAATTTTATTTCTGACACAGCATCAGAATTGGTTCGTAAGTACAAACTAATCAAAGAAGTTAAAAAAGCAGAAGTTGTTTCAACTCCAGTCGTTTCTATACAAGAACGAATGGAAGAATTAGCACGTAAACATGCAGCAGAATTCGATGGAGCAATAGATGACTTTATCACAACGAAGACAACGCAGTTCTCGGCAAAGAATTATCTACTTTCAAATGAAGTATCAGCACCAGTTGCAAAACGAATTGGAGAATTTTATGTACCACAACTCCAAGAAATCGAAGACGCAATTGCAGGAAACGACGATCAACTTGTCGAAGGATATTCATTCTTAACGAAAAAAGAATTGAAGAAGTATGCTGAGTTTTTGCGTGGCATTGTAGCTGACTGCCAACAACAGGTTCAGACTGCTAAAGCAAACAGGTCTCCACGTAAACGCAAAGCACCACCACCATCTAAGGTTGTGGCACGTATGAAATTCATGCGTGAGTTTGTTGAACTAAAACTCAAGTCTTGCAAGCCAGAAGATATACTTGCCTCAAATGAACTTTGGGTGTATAATACTAAGTATCGTAAGGTTACTGTATACAAAGCAGAGGGTGGAACACTTTCTGTTAAAGGAACTACGATCCTTGGCTTTGATGTCAAGAATTCCAAGACACTTATGTTACGTAAGCCAGAAGAATTCTTTAAAGGACTTGCGATGGGCAAGCGTGCATTGAATGGTGCAATGAAAACAATAACAACAAAACCGACTGTACCAAATGGTCGCATCAATGAAGAGTGTATTCTTCTCGGAGCATTTTAATGGATTTTACATATATTGATGAAGGCATCAATGCTGTCGTCATCGATAATTTCTTTAATGAAAATCAACTTAAAGAAATTATGACTGAGTTAAAATGGTTGACTAAAGAAAGTGTATTAGTTGGAGAGAAACAACTCGATACTGCAGAGAATGAGTATGGTGCATTGGCTTCCAAAAGTGGAGTGTTTTTAGAATCTGTTTTCAATAACTGGAGACACTCAGCATTAATTTCTTCATCAGTACATCAGATGAATTCAAAAGAATTTCATAATGGATTGATGTCTCACAATGAATTATATAAAACTTTATTTTATTGTAATCATCGATCTCATCTTCTTTCTTACTACCAGAATGCAGATTACTATGGTGCGCATTGTGATGCGTCATTCTATACAATGTTAAGTTACTTTCATACCGAACCTAAGAAGTTTAAGGGTGGCGAAATAATTTTGAGTTCTTATACTCAAGAAAAGAAAGCCACTATTGAAATTAAACCAAATAGGATTGTATTGATTACATCCAACACATGGCACGAAGTAGCAAAATTAGAGTCTGATGCCAACATGCCAAAGTATAGTGGTGATGGAAGATATTGTAATGCTATATTCTTGACTAGAATTGATGATAAACAATGGGTACAAGATCCAAATGGTGGTGGTAAATATATTGATAACCCAGAAGTTGGTAAATATTCTGCAGATAAAGTGAGAAAGAAATGATATTAATTGATTATTCGCAGGTTGCCCTCAGTGCTATCTTAACCTTCCAGCGAGAGTTGAAGGGTACAGAAAGCGAGATTAAGAATTTGATTCGCCATGTAACACTATCCACAATCAAATCATACAAGAAAAAGTATGGTAAAGAATATGGAGAAGTCATTGTATGTTGTGATGGTCGTAAGTACTGGCGCAGGGAATTCTTTCAATACTATAAAGATGGTAGAAAGAAAACACGTGAAGCATCTGACTTAGATTGGCACTTGATCTTTGATACACTTAATGAGATGCGTCAGGATATCGCACAGCACTTTCCGTATCGTGTAATGCATCTAGATCGGTGCGAAGCAGATGACATCATTGCAGTACTCACAGAGTGGGCTCAAAACAATCAACTAGTACAAGAAGGATTGGTTGAGGATCCACAAAAGATTCTTATCCTTTCTTCTGACAAAGACTTCAAACAGTTGCAGTTATATCCTACTGTGAAGCAATGGTCACCGATGCAAAAGAAATACATTACTGCATCTCAGAGAGAAATCATCGAGTATAAAATCGAACACATTGTTAAAGGTGATGCTGGTGATGGTGTTCCAAATATCCTAAGCAAAGACGATGTATTCTCTTCTGGCGATAGACAAAAACCAGTCAGTGCAAAACGACTACAAGAATTCTTTGATAATGGATTTATTGCATGTAAGAATGACGAAGAACGTCGTAACTGGCATAGGAATTCTACTCTGGTTGACTTCAAATTTATTCCAGAGCAGATTAAATCTGACATTATCGCAGAGTACCTAAGTAATAAACCTACTGGTGACAAAATGTCGATCATGAACTACCTCATGGAACATCGTTGCCGATTTTTGTTAGATGAGATTGAGGACTTTTAAATGAGAAAATATATTGTACAGATCCTTCAGGAAATCCAAGATAATCCTAAGGTAATTGAAACCTATAAAGATGATGTTCCATTAAGGATTCTTTTCGAGTACGCATTCCTTTCAGAAAAGAAAATGATTCTTCCTGAAGGTGAACCACCATACAAACCTGCCGATGAACCATTGGGTATGACACCAACCAATTTGTTCAGTGAGATGAAGAAACTTTATATTTTCTGCCGTGCAGATCTTACACCACTAAAGCGTGAGAGTTTATTCATTTCTTTCATCGAAGGATTGAAGAAAGAAGAAGCCAGTATTATCATTGCAGCCAAAGACCAGACTTTACATAAATTGTATCCTAAAATTACTAGGAAATTAGTCAGTGACGCTGGATTTATTCCTCCACTCCCTAAGAAAGTCAAAGAAAGTGCAACATCTTAAACCCGAGGATAGAGATTTTCTATTGTTTTTGATGTCATTAAAGGATGACGAATTTACGATGTTATTAAATAGTATGTCTGCCGATGATTGTATGAGAGTCGCTGTCATGATTCAAGAAGCAAAAGATGAATTCTATGATGACGTAATGGAAGCAGAAGGTATGCCTGATGCATTTGAGTTAATGAGAAAGATCAAGGCTAACATAGCCGATAACTGAGAGGAAAATATATTATGCCTAATTGGTGTTACAATACTGTGACTCTGTCACATGAAGATAAAACTAAAATTGATGCCTTCGAAGAAGAACTTCAAAAAGAAAAATCTGAGCCACTGAATCATCTGCGTCCAAATCCAGATGGCGCATGGGACTATGGTTGGTCAGTTGAAAACTGGGGTACAAAGTGGGATGTTTCCATGCAAGATTGGGAACGAGAAGATGATAATACTATCGTAATGCATTTTGATTCTGCATGGGCTCCTCCAACCACACTTTACGAATTTCTTTTCGGAGAAGGATGGGATGTTCGTGCATTATATCATGAACCTGGAATGGGGTTCATTGGTAAGTATGAAGATGGATGTGATGAATACTATGACTATGATATTAGCGATCGTGATTCAATTGAAGATCTGCCAGAAGATCTAATTGATTTTGGTGGCTTAATGGATGAAGTTGAGCGTTACGAAGAAGAACAAGAAGAAGAACGTCTTTCTGAATTAGAACGTACTGATTGGTTCAATGCATCAGTAAATCCTGTTCATATTGGTCGCTACGAAGTTCAAACTGATGCTTGGCCATATCCACAATATTGTAATTGGGATGGTAAAACATGGAGTCGCTGGGATGGTGATGATGTAGTAGTTACTCTATGGCGTGGATGGGTTGGCGAAGAATGGGATGCTGCAAAGGCATTGGATGATATTCTATTCGAACAAGCAGAAACTAAATGATATTCAATTTTAAAAAGAGTACGATAACTGTTGATTGTTTCACACACAGTAGAGCAGCATATGAGTTGTATACAATTCGTAAGGCTGTTCGATACTATCCAGAAACAATTAAAAAGATGGAACCATCTATCCCAATTATTGATAGAGAAAGTGGCATCACAATACAAACACCAACACTAAAGAAGTGCACTGGACTAAATGGTTTGTATACTAAAGGTGCTATAATTCCACTGTGGATGGATTTTATTTGTGAACCAAAAACACATGGACAAGATAAGTCTAGATTGGGACTAACTGATCAGAATAAAGTTCATAGTCTCCAAACTCATAGTCATGAACAATTTCCAGGAATGTTTGATAACTACTATCATATGAAATTCGGTGGAGTTTGGAACATCGTAGAAAATACTGGAATTAAATTTATATGGACTCCTGCTATCTGGAACTTAGAAGAATATGATCTAAACGATAAGATTATCATTCCATATGGACTAACATATTATGATGAACAACCACAAACTAATCTTAATATTTTTGTCAAAAAGGATGCGCCAAACTTTATCTTGAAGGCAGGTACTCCAATGATTCATATCATTCCTTTGACCGAAAGGGAAGTAGAATATAAATGTCATCTTGTAGATTTCGAGACATGGGTTACTAAAAATAAAATCCCACCAGATTTACCAATGGTTTATGAAGGTACTCGTAATGCAAGATATAGAAAAGAAAAAGCATTTCAAGATAATATCGAGAAAGAAGAAAAGAAAGCCAAGTGTCCATTCGGGTTCGGAAGATGAAACAAAAATGGATTGATGCATTTATGGACACAGCTGATCGATTTGCTCAGCTGTCGAGTTCAAGACGTTTGCATGTTGGTGCGGTAGTCGTAAAAGATAATCGTATCATATCAATTGGTTATAATGGAACACCTGCTGGTTGGGATAACAACTGTGAAAATGAATTTGGATTAGATTTTAATGGTAATCCAACTTTGGTAACGAAAGATGAGGTAATACATGCTGAAGCAAATGCGATCTCTAAGTTGGCAAGATCGAACGACTCTGGGCTTGGTGGTGCTATGTTTATTACTCATGCTCCTTGTGTGGATTGTGCCAAGTTAATTTATGGAGCAGGTATAAATACAGTGTATTATCGAAATTCATATCGAGATACAAGTGGATTAGATTTTTTAATTAAATGTAATATAGGAGTTGAACAAGTATGAAATTTTATGAGAAAGCACTACGTAGTTTGGGTAAGGTTGTCACATGGCGTATTCTAGTGACCATCACTAACTTTATCGGTGGTTACATAGCATCTGGATCTTGGATGGTTGGTCTTGGTGTTGTTTCGTTTGCGCTAGTGGTGAACAGTATCCTATACTTCTTCCACGAACGTGCATGGAACAAAATTGATGCGGGTAAGGAAATTAAAGAAGATGGAACCAATTCTTAAAGGATGGGTGTGGAACATTCCATTTTATCCATGTTCGCTTAATGGATGTAGAACTGTAAAAAGTATTTTCTGGTATGATTCTTCAAATGATTTAGAGTTTACCAAACATACTACAGAGTATCAGATTGTAGTTCCTGAGTCAGAGATAATTATATCTCCTGTTGATCTTTTATATGTTCGTAAAAATTTAGATAGAATATCAAGAGAAAATATACAGATAATCACTCCAATAAATGGTAAGTGGGTTGTTTGTGATATTCCATGGCAGGAATCTAGTAAATCGTTTTTGTCTTTAGGTTAAAGCATGATTCATAATTTTTTAATACATCGTCTCAAAGATGTAATTGATCTACCGAAATTTCAAAAATTCAAAGCAGATAACTTCGATGAAATCTTTCCATACTACATGGAGTTGGAGTTAGAAAATTGGTATAACAAAGACAATAATTTTATAAATGGAAACATGAGTGGTTTTCAGGATAGAACTAGAACACTACCACACTATCTTAAGATGACTGGTTGGGAACCACTCCCAGAAAAAGATAGCAGTTTTGATAAAACATTTAAGCAGATAACTCTAGAAACAGCCAAGTCAATTGTTGATCGTGCCAATGGCCAGCAGATTGCTATTTCTTGGAGTGGTGGGCTTGATAGTACTACAGTATTGTTTGCACTAATGCAGTATGCTGATCCAAAACAATTACACGTTTTCTGTAACTGGTACTCTATCATTGAATCTGGATCTTTGTTTGATCGTTTCATTCGTGGTAGAGGAATTCGATATTCTTTAAATACATCAGTCACTAATCCAGAATTTGCAGAAGGATTAATTGTTACTGGTTATCTTGGTGACCAATTGTTTGGTAAACTTCAAACATTAGATTACGATCAGTGGAAACTGAATTGGAGAATTGGTATGACAAACAAACAAGTAGAGTGTATGGAAAGTATGTTAGAGAACTACCCCAGTGCTCATCGTGTTCATAACAAGAAACAATTTTCTAGATTCATCGAGTTGAATTGTAAGTGGCAGATGGGTAAGACCAATCGTATGCGTAACATGCCAAAGGAAATTGCTTCTCGTATGATTAACTTTTATGAGACTGTGGACTATCAGAAATGGTCACTTGGTTCATATGAGGAATGGCACATAGATTCGAATCCACTGACATACAAATTACCACTAAGAAAGTTTCTAAGAGAGATGATGGAGACTGATTACTACACTGCAAACAAAGTTGTCCAGACTTCTCACTATCATATTTTAGATCATAATTGGGTCATGCTTTTAGAGGATGGTACTAACTTACATGTAAAGGATTTTAAATGATAGAGAAGATTAAACAATTTTTTTTAGAGTTGAATGAACTTAGAAAAATATATGATTGTCCAACAAATACTGGATTAAATTGATATAAATAAAGACAGAATCCCAGCGTGATGATACCCAGCGATTAGTCTAAAACACTAAACAAATTATAGAGGAAAAATATGAAGAAGATTTTAGTTACATTATTGCTGGCAGTTTCTGCATCTGCCTTTGCTCAGTGGCAACCAACAAAACCTATTGAAGCGATTATGGCATGGACTCCAGGAAGTGTCAATGAATTGTCATTCCGTATCTTAGCTAAACAGGTTGAGCAAAATACTGGTGCAAAATTTATTATTATGAATCGTGCTGGAGCAGGTGGTGTGATTGGTACAGAAGAGTTGAGTAAGAAACCAGCTGATGGATATTCAGTTACCAACGTATCAGTTCCAGGTATTGCAGCAATGGACAAAGTTCAAGTCCAAGGTAATGGTCGTAGTTATACTACTGACAGTTTTGTTTACCCAACACACATTGCATCTAGTCCATTCGTGATTGCGTCACATCCAAATGATCCAGCCAAAACTCCGAAACAATTTTTAGATTCTTTAAAGAATGATAAGGTTTCCATTGCTGCGTCTGGTGGTGCACGTTTAGTCTATGAAGGTATCTCTGCTCGTGTTAAATTTCCAGAAGGTAAAGATGGAGTAGTTCGAGTTGACCACAAAGGTCCAGTCGATGCACTGGTAGATGTTGCTAGTGGTAATGTTCGTTATGCGATTGTTCCATCTCTAGTTGCAAATGCTCTTTACAAAGATGGGCGCATTAACATTATTGCTCTAAGTGCTCCACCTCCAATGCGTCAATTCCCAGGAATTCCATTGTTGGATACTGCTTTACCAAATTTCAACATCACAGGTATGTGGGCTCTTATGCTTCCAGCTGGAACTCCAAACGATGTAGTTGAATGGTATACCAGAGAGTTCACAAAGGCTATGAAGTCGGATGAAGCAAAGGCTATCTTCTATGATAATCTACTCTTAGAAAGAACAGACTTACAGAATCCTAAATCAATGGGAGAGTGGGTGAAGTCTCGTGAAAAACAGTGGCAACCTCTGGTTGATACAGTTTTAATCAAAAATAATCAAAAATAATCAAACTCTAACTTAAAAAAGTTATAAATAGAATCGTGTGATGTGCCAATTTTTGGATCACCGTTAACTTGTAAACAACTTAAAGGAATTACAAAAATGACAGCTACTACAGTTAAACCAGCAAAAGAATTTTTAGACGATCTATGGGAATCTTTCATGCCCTTACATAAAGTTGCCGAGATCCAAACTCGTCAGTTCTTTGCAGAAAAAGGTAAAGATAAAGAAGCCCTAGAAAACTTCTTCCATATTCGTCTCTCTAACGAGCGCATGAACATGATTGAACTTTCTAAGAAAGTTTCTGAACTACCAGCCCTAACAGATCCAGAAGAGTGCCGTTTGCTTTCTAAGCAAGCATGGGACGAAGCTGAGCACTTCCGTATTGTATACGAAGTTCTTGAGCATCTAACTGGTGAAAAGCCAAACCTAGAAAAAATCTGGGAAACTTATGGTAAAGTTGATGTCCGTATGGGCGCATCTTTGATCCAGAAGTATGAGGCTCATGGTAATCCAATCATGATGCACTTGTATCAGTACATGGCTGAAGGTCGTGCCTCTCACGTTTGGAACACAATGGCACAATGTGCTGGCGATGAGTTCATTCAGAAGCGTTATGATCGTGTTGCTCGTGACGAAAAGTTCCATAGCAATATCGGTCGTTTGATGCTTGAGAAAATTGTTACTACTCCAGAAGCACAAGCCGAATGTTTGTCTTTGGTTAAAGAAATGGTTTGGGATCTATTTGAGTGTTCATGCACTTCATTGGGTGATTTCAAGACTGCTTCTCCAGAAGTTCAACAAATCATGGTAGAAGGATATGGTCAACCACATCGTGATCTATGTGTTGAGTTCAATGGTAAGGAAGCACTCGCTGCTTAATTAACCTTTCTTTGTTATGAGAATTTTGATCTCAATGAGGGATTTTCGGATCCCTCCTAATAATTTTTTATTCGATTGCCTAGAAAGAAGCTGGTATTCTTTCCTAGGCAATCATCATTTAATCCCCCATGCAAATACAAGAACAGTTGATGAAACTATCGACTTTGATTGTTTAGTGTTGTCTGGTGGATCTGATAGTGTAGCAAGAAATGTTACAGAGAATCTTTTATTTCTCCATGCAATCAAACGCAAGAAACCTATCCTTGGTATATGCCATGGAGCATTTGTTGTCAATGAGTTGAGTGGTGGAAAGAATCAGATTGATTGGAACATTGTACCAACGCATGAGAACAGTGAACATGAAGTAACAATGGATGGCAAGAAAGTTCTTGTCAATAGTTATCATGGACAGACCATCACACAACTTGGTCCACAAATGATTCCACTTGCCATGCATGAACCAGACAAAACAATCGAAGCATTCAAACATCAAGCACTGCCAATTTATGGCATTGTGTGGCATCCAGAGAGAATGGATGTACCAGTCCTACCAGAAGAAGTTGCAATTCTTTTAAAATAATTGTTGACTTTCATCAAATAGTACTGTATAATAGGTGCTGTAGTGATGAAAAACTCCTATATAAATAATAACCCTACGAAATGTAAGGTTGTTAAAAGTAAGTTTGACTTTAATCCGAAAGAAGAATATAATTCTACCATGAACTCGAAAATGATATCCTCGTTAAGCAGAAAGCATCTACCGCTAGTTAATAGTGGTTGGACATGCTCACGCCCACAGTATACATTTGCGATTGAGTTGGACAGTGGGGTTTTTGGAAAGTAAAGTAAACAGACAAAGTTTATTTCCCAAAACCCTCTACCTGAAAAGTTAGAGGGTTTTTTGTTTTAGGGGTTGACGATAGTGTCAACATGAGATAAGATCTCGCCCTGTTCTTTAAAAATTTGCGTACCAAATGTTCCCGAGTGGTGTAGTGGTAGCACAGCAGACTTTGACTCTGCTAGTATAAGTTCGATTCTTATTTCGGGTGCCAAACAAAAACACATTGATCATCTAATTGGTCAGGATGGTGTTCGTAAGGCATTAAATGTAGGTTCGAATCCTACTCAATGTGTTTTTGTTTGGTAAGTTTTTGGGGGTATAACTTAGTGGTAAAGTAGTAGGCTTTTAACCTATTAACCAGAGTTCAATTCTCTGTGCCCCTACCAATTATGGTGTCGTTAGTTTAGTGGTAAAACTACGGGTTGTGATTCCGTCATCATGAGTTCAATTCTCATACGATACCCCAATTTTTATGCCGAGATAGCTCAGTTGGTAGAGCACTTGTTTGAAGCACAAGGTGTGGGCGGTTCGATCCCGTCTCTCGGTACCAGTTATTCCCGATTAGCTCAGAGGTAGAGCAATCGCTTGATAAGCGATAGGCGAGTGGATCGTTACCACTATCGGGAACCAAGTTTCGCCCTATTAGTATAATGGCATTACACCTGTTTTGTAATCAGGTTACGGCAGTTCGATTCTGTCATGGGGCACCAAGTTTTTACTCCGATTGGTGAAATGGTATCACTCATGGTTTGGGACCATGGAGCGCAAGTTCGATTCTTGCATCGGAGACCAAAGTTTTGCATCGTTAGCTCAGTGGTAGAGCGTCTCGTTTACACCGAGAGGGTCGGCAGTTCGAAACTGTCACGATGTACCAAGTTAAGGAAGATAATGCAGCGGGGTTGGTCCTGCGACCAGCCTTGAAAACTGGGTTCTGAGAAATCGGATGGGGTTCGACTCCTCTGTCTTCCGCCAGATTATGCGTCTTTAGTAAAATGAATATTACACATCGCTACGAACGATGAAGTGGGAGTTTGATTCTCTCAGGACGCACCAAGAGTTAGGAAGATGGGAAGGACGGTAATGCAGCAGTTTGCTAAACTGTAGATTATAGGAATATGGTCACAGGGTTCGACTCCCTGATCTTCCACCAGAGTTTGCGGATATGATGGAATTGGTATACATATCAGACTTAAAATCTGAGTTCTCCGAGTTCGACTCTCGGTATCCGCACCAAGTTTATACGGCATTAGTATAATGGATAATACAGTAGGCTTCTACCCTACGAATGTGGGTTCGATTCCTGCATGCCGTACCAGAGTTTGGGCAGGTAGCTTAATGGTAAAGCAGTGAACTCATAATTCATTGAGTCTGTGTTCAATTCACAGTCTGCCCACCAAGTTTTGTAGTCATAGCCTGGAGCTAGGGTAAGGGGTGTTGCGGAACCACAGCGTGGCGTTAAATATCGAGGCGCAACTTAATCAGATTGTGTTCGACCTGCTACAAATTCATTATGCCCCGATGGACAAATTGGCAAAGTCGTCTCTCTCAAAAGGAGAAATGTTGTGAGTTCAAATCTCACTCGGGGTACCAAGTTATGTAGGTGGAGCCAGTTGGACAGGCACTGGATTGCAAACCCATGGAAGTGAGTTCGATTCTCACCATCTACTCCAAAGTTGCAAGTTAGTTAAAATACTTGTTGACACCAATGCCTAGATGGTGTATAATATAGTCTAGTTGGTTAGGAATTCAAAAGTCCCTTCTGAGTCTTTGTTGCGAAACAAAGCGTAGGGCAAAGTGGTCTGAATGTTGCAACTCGCTTACATTCTCCCACTCAGTGCTTTGATAGTTTCCACTTCAAGAAACTATCACCATGCTCGGTTCGTCTATCGGTTAGGACACTGCCCTTTCACGGCAGGAAGAGGGGTTCGATTCCCCTACCGAGTACCAGATTTAATTGTATTGGGTTGCCAATACCAGTAGGTGATTTATGCAGAGAACTAAATCCTAGTGACGGCTAGGCTCTGCTGAGTTACACGAAACCTTGAGATCATATCAGGAGGACGCTGGATAAAGTTGGAACGTAATGTGGTTGACAAACAAGTCCATGGACGGCATGGTAGGGCAGGTTCAAAACTGTTATTTTTGTCAAACATCCCAGTATAATTAAATGTGGTATTAGTTTAGTATTATCAAGGTATCGTGTATGGACGCATGCACTACTCGACAGTTAGGGTGCGACTGACACTGTCTGATATAACTGCCACTCGCTCGCCAGAGGAAGCACCTTTATTGGCAAATGGGCACGATAATACTAAACTAATATCATGGAGCAATTGATGCTATGGCGTGTGCATCCTCAGACTGTAAATCTGATCCCTCTGGGTAAACAATCTTGGTTCGACTCCAAGTTGCTCCACCAGTTCTCGTTACTACTTTCGTTAAAGTAGCGTTTGACTAGCGATAGAGGTTCGGTGGCAGAAAACCGTAAGCGAGGTGAAAACCCTCAGACTCTGATAGGCAGAATCTCAACTGCACACAGACTAAAGAATAAATGGAGATGGACAGAGTAACTGCTCGATTAGGGGCTGGGTTGGAAACCAGTAGCCTATACTTATTTTGGCTCGTTCGTATAATGGTCATTACGTCGGATTGTCTATCCGATCACGGGAGTTCGATTCTCCCACGAGTCGCCAGTTTTGTGGTAAGGAAAGTAAAAGGAGAATGGGCAACGAATAGGGGTTTGAACCCTGAGTAGTAGATACCTCACCTGCCACAAATTAGTTTTGTAAATGCTGTTTACAGCAACCGAGTTACAAGTTTAGAGTTGAGGCTCTAATATCGAAAGATAATTAGTTCACTAATACCGTGTTACAAGTGAAGGGTTGAGGCTCTTCTTTACATATTTTTATTATTCCAGTGTAGCACAGCGGTAGTGCAGTTGACTGTTAATCAATTGGTCGTAGGTTCGATCCCTGCCACTGGAGCCAGTTTTTGTTGTTTGTTATTATTTGAAAGGTTTGATATGGAAATGATTAATCTACGCAAAGCAAATGCGTTGCAAAGCGAGATCCGTAAAGCGATCTCTAGTTCTGGTGTTAGCGATACTGCTACCATCACTGAGTACACCAAAGATATTGCTGGTGGTCTTGAGAAAGCAATGGCAGATTATGCCACTGATGTTACTCGTAAGGTAGCATTGAACACTGCGTTGTTTAACATTCGTAAAAGTGTTGCTCAAGCAAATGCCAACAATGGTATTAGCGATATCCTCGCTGATGTTGAGTTGATCGATGCCAAGATCACAGTTTATAGCGCAGTTGCTACCAAAGCAGTTGCCAAAACTCTTGATGAGATCAATGCTCGTATCGAGAAGATGAAAACTGCACCAACTGATGCTACTGGTCGCAGTGCTATCTATGGCGATCGTTACAACACAGTGGAAACATCTGTTGTTGAGCAAAGCACTATTGATGCTGCCAAACAAATCGTAAAGCAATTGAAGCGTGAGAAACAAACTCTTCAAGATAAGTTGTTGGCTCTGAATGTCAACAGCATGATTGGTATCGATAATGTTGACGAGATGGTATTGAAGATAGAAGGTATTCTGTAAAGTTTAGAGGGACAATGCGAATACGAGAGCAGATGGATAGTTGCAAAAACTAATATCCTACAAAGATATTGGATCAGGTCTTGAAAACCCTATTCCGAACATCGTGCCCAAACTTATAGTGTTATGCTCCACGTTTATACTTGACTGTTATAGTCGCTGCTTGTTGCTACGTGGATAAACTCTTGTGGGCTGTTTTTTGAATGTTG